ATCTCCAATATCGTACTGGGCAGTAGTGATAGATGCCTCAATAGCCGCAGGGGTTCCCGTGACATTGTCATCTACTCCGTACTCATGGTAGACAAGATTGTTTGAGTAGGTGGCTGCAACAGGGTAATTCCTCAACGCCGTATCTAACCATGCAGTGCGGGCCATAGAACCGTAATACCACAAATCCTCTGCATAGTTGTAGATAACGTACGAATCAATGGTTGTACTAGCCTCTGAGCAATAGAACCACCAGACCTCATTGAAGCCTTCGTTTGTGCCAGAGAACACTTGGTCAAACTGGGAGCGGTTGATATCACTGTAGATGTATTGACGCAAGTCACAGCGCAAGGTCTGAACCCGTCCGTCATATTTGTAGAACTTGTCCTGCCCCATCCAATAGGCCACACCACTTGCGTAGGCGGCAGCGTTCATACTGGCAATAGAGATGTTGTCTGACAGAAGTTGATTGCCCCACACATACGGAGGCCCGAGGTACTGCAATGAATAAATTGCAGCGTCAGTCCATATCAAAATTTCTTGGCGGCTTTGCAGCACCGACACAATAGAAGAACCGTGAGACAGCCGAATCTCACCGGCTTGGTTGGTTACCGCAGGAGCCCACTCCACTACGCTTTCTTGGTCTGACCAACGCACCGTCATTGGGTCGTAGGTCGTGCTTCCATACGGGTTAGAGCCAAAGCAAAATGTAAACCGGCTGGTGTCAGACACCAAGATGATGTTCTGTTGAAGCGGAACGCTAGACGCACCAGCCAAACTGCTAACAGCAATCCCCCGAGGAGAAAGACTTTGTGTCCCAGAACCTGCGGTGCTTGTGTTGATGAACGTGCCCGCTACATAATTGGCATACGAAGACGACAGCTTGAACGTAGTAGCAGTAACGTACGTAACGTAGTACACCGTATAGGGCGCAAGGGGTAAAGGTAACGCCCCAGTCGTTTGGAACATGATTGCCGTACCACTGATGATGGGTGTGGTTGTATTGGCAGTCAAGGTCACCACTGCTGGAGTGGCGTTAGAAATAGTCACCGTTGTCGGCGTAGCCAACACTACCGCAGTAGATGCGTTCCAGTAGTACAGCTTGCCCTGCTTAGGGCCAAACACCAAGTTCTCGCCGAAATTCCATTGCGACCAGATCGCCAAGGTAGCTGTGCTTGCATATCCGATACCGCCCCAGTTACTGGAACTCCAGACGTTAGAACCCCACCCACCGAACGACACGTTTGTGGCAGCGCCAAGGTGCAATATGTAGGACGCAAATACCACTGCGCCGCCGCCGGAACCTGTGCCTGTAGCCGTTGTAGATGCAGTGATGGTGTAGGTTGTGTTGGTTGGTACAGTCTTTACTTCATACTCACCACTGATGGTCACACCATTAAATGTGGTAGCCCCCGAAAAAATTACAAAGTCCCCTACTTGAGGGTTGTACCCAATGTCAGTCACGGTGACCGTTGTGGTAGTGTTTACGGTAGCAAAAGGGTTTGCTGAAAGCGCAATGGTTGTGTAAATTGGTGTAATGTCGTAGTAAACACCAGTAGCTTCAAGATAGAACTTAAGACTTGTACCAACGCCAAGTAAGTTAGCGCCCGTTAGGGTTACCCAGTTCCACAGTGACCGGCAAACACCTAGAAACGTATTAGATGAAATACGTTGCCATCCACCAATTTTTTCAGGCGTGCCTTGACGGAACCGAACTTTGTCGGACTCATAGTACCCGCCTTCGTTGGTGTAGCGGGTGTTCTCCCTGTTTACACCGGGCTTGAGGATGACTTTTTGTAGTGGCATATCAGGCTATCTTTGCGCCTTGCTGAAGTTGGGCAATGGTCAGACCGCCCGTGTATTGGAAGTGCGGAAACTCTTTAAAGTCTTTCCAGTCGCCAGCCCATTCAAGCCCACAAGCCTTACCAATCTCACCAATTTTTTGCCAGATGGGGTCTGTAGTACTCCATACAGGTTTGCCGTTGACCAACGCCACTACATCCAATGCACAGCGGTGGTTATGCCATGACTGGCCCGGCTTGGCTTTGGTAACTACTGCGCCGGGAGCAGTACGTCCTTGGGCATAGAGCGCAGCTTGGCTCTCGTTATCGCGGTAAGTAGAGGTCACCAGTAAGTCAATTCCCTTGGCCTTGGCAGCTTCTACAAACGCCTGTGCCCGCTGTTTAACGGGCGGGGCTAGGTCATCAAGGCTGCGGGAGTTAATCATATGGTTTCCTTACGCTTGGGCTTGAGCTTGGGTTTAGCATCTTCTTCCATTACTTTGGCAGGAGCATAGATGCAGGTGGTGTCCACGGTTGCCTTGGTGTTTGCTAGATACCATTCCTTCTTCTCCGCAACAACTTGCTTGCACTCATCCTCGTCGGCATACACCGTTATCTGCTGCAAGAAGGCACAGCTTCCGTTTATGCAGATATAGAGGATGGGTATGAAGAGGTTCACTTCGCCGCCACTCCGTTGATTTTCTCAGCGGTACGCATACCGGACAAGCCAAGCATCCCAAGCATGAGCGGCATCATCGTGCCCATATCCATTTGGGGGAACTTCACCGGGTGACCATAGAGCGCACTGCCCCACTCAGCCAGCGGGCCGATTACAAACTGGACGGCAAAGCCTGCGCCGCAGACCCATCCGATACCGGGTCGCCAACCGCTGACAAAAATGCTGGGGTTAGCAGCTTCCGCCTTGTTGATTTCCAACTGCCCTGCAATGATAGATAGCTCACCGGACTGTTGCAGTTTGAAAAGTTCCATTTTGGCAGCGGCAGCTTGCACGGGGTCAGGCCATAGCCTGTCCATGACTTTGCCACCAATGTCGAGTAGTGCGGATACAGGGTCAAGTGCCATTTTCGTCTTTCTCAATGTGAGAGCCTACTTTGAGGCCGGATAACCAACCAATCAAACCACCAATGATGGTTTGAAAAGCAGGGGAAATAATTTCAAAGATGGCTTTGTTGTCCACCTCTTTTACGAACAGCCCGTGGATGAGCGCCCCGATGAGAGACAGTACCACGATACACAAAGTAGATGTGACCATGTAAGTCACCACGGATACCAACTTGTCTTTGTCGCTCATCACTTTGCCCTTTCATGTAACTGTTCAATTCTTGCCCGAACCTTCATGCTGTCGGCGTTGCCTAGTATGTTACCCAAGTTAGAGTAAATCAGCGTTAGCTGCTCCTTGGTGCATACCGGCCCTGACTCTTCCAACCATCCCCAAATCTTGTCTGAGCGTTCTTTGAGGTCATGGGTGGAGTACGCAAGGTTTACAAACTCACTAACACTGCACTCGCGTTTGATTGTTGCCCCGTAAACCAAAGACAAGATAAGGATGGGGATGAGCCAGCGCACATCAATTTATCGCAGTTCAAACCAGCCAGCAATTGAACCACCATCCATCGACACAGAATACACAGAACTAACCGGAACAATACCTACAGCAGTTGATTCAAATGAACGGGTAACAGGCGATAACTTGTAATCGCTATACACAGTAAACCCATCAATCACCATCGTTATTCCCAAACCACCGCCAGTGCGATTGCTCCTGACGCTGACATAAATTGGGCGACTTGTGCTGTTTGTGTAGTTAGTACTTAGAGCACGGCTTGCTGTCATGTCCTGCCATGTTTGCCCAACGCCTAACGAAGGTGCTGTTGAACTAGCCCAAGTTGTTCCGTTGGACACCAAAACATTGCCAGATGTACTGGGAGCCACCGCTTGTAGAGCAGATGTGCCATTACCGAGCAGGACGTTATTGGCTGTTAACGTAGCAGAGCCCGTGCCTCCATTGGCTACTGGCAAAGTTCCAGTGACGTTGGTGGCTAGGTTTACAAGGCCCGCTATTTGAATAAAGTCAACACCGTTCCACGCGCAAATAGCTGAATTGCCCGCTGTAATTGTCACCCCCGTGGTTGGGCCTGTGCCACACAACTTGATGGACTGCGTGCTAGAGGTCTTGTTGATGACGATGTAGAACTGACGGCTTCCTGACGATGCAGACGGCGCAATGATGGTACGAGTTGCTGTGCCCCCAGCCGTCCAAAGCAGGACTGCATATTGGGAAGACGTACCGCTTAGTGAGGCATTGGTAGTCTTTACCAGCGTTACGTCTGCGTCGGTGCTAAATGTGTTTGTGCCTGCAACGGCAGCGTCTAGGTAGCCGGTGATGTAGTTGTTGACCGTGTCGCCCCATGTGCCGGACAGTTCGCCCGTTACGGGGAGGGCAAGGCCCAAAAGTGAGGTATAAGCAGTTGTCATACGGCGACCCAAGAAGTGGTTAACTCATCCCAAGTGTAAACGCCGTCGGTGGGCATCGGTGTCGGTGCATCCCACAGGCAAGTGTCTTCGTTCAGCGTCCAGCTTGCGTAGGGTTTAGGGGGGATGAAAGCATCGCGTGTGCGGTCATAGGTGAACCCGATGCCCGCGTAGTTCTTGCGCAGTGGACGGCCTTCTGGGTGTTGCCCGCCGTGGGTGTTGTAGCTTGTCTGAATCCACTCGCCGGGGCTTGTGTCCACGAACATCTGGAAGAACTCGGGTTCAGCCACAATGACCTGAACCACTACGCCGTTTGATACTTTTGCAAAATGTGCCATGTTTGTCCTTACGCTGTAAATGTTCCGCTAGTGGTGAAGGTGTGGTAGGTATATCCACCAGCCGATGTCACTGTGCCGCCGGATGCTAATTGACTTCCGGCATAGCGAATAATTACTACTCCAGAACCGCCAGCAAAACCGCCACCATTTTGAGCACCGCCACCGCCACCAGTATTGGCTGTACCCGCGCTGCCTCCAGAACCTCCATTTGCTCCAGTACCGCCGCCGCCAGTGCCACCAGAAGCGGTTGAACCGTTGCGTGAGCCACCGCCCCCGCCAGCGTAGTAAGTTCCGTTTAGCCACGCAGTACCGTTACCGCCAGCTTGTGCTTGCCCAGTTTGACTTGCGCCGCCGCCGCCGCCGCCTTGGAGTGAGTTTCCACGATTACCTGATGCGCCATTATTACCTTGACCCGCAGTACCTGCGCCTCCTGCTCCATCAATAGCACCGCCGCCGCCAGAGCCACCAGACCTACCTATGTCGTCACCGTCATTATCACTACCGCCGCCGCCACCACCAATTGCAGTGTATCCAAATGCTGTACTGTTATCTCCACTAGTACCTTTAATACTGGCTGTTCCACCCGCTCCCCCCGCCCCAACAACAATTGAGTAAGAACCTGAAGTGAGCGATGAGGGTGTTATAGCTAAGTAGCCTCCACCTCCACCACCACCCGACCAATCGCCTCCACCACCACCGCCGCCAGCTACTATTAAATAACTAGCAGATGTAAAGACAGTATTTCCTATGCCATTTGTAAAAGCAAACCACGCAGTAGAAGCGGAACGGTATACAAATGATATTGACTGACCGCTACCCAAAGCAGTTGCAGCGTTGTTAATTGTTTGCCCGCTATTAGCGTTGATTGTTAGCGCGACTATAGCTTTTGTTGTTGTAAAAATTACTACCATGCCATCGCTGGGGCTTGCAGGCATCGTAATAGTCCCAGTTGCAAGAATACTAGCCGGGTTCATTATCAGCGTGTTGTAGGTGCTGAATGTGTATGAAAACCCCGTAGTCGGAACTAGGTAGTCGTAGTTCTGGAGCGTACCAGTCGTGCCGTTGAGGATTAGGGTCATGGTTATAGCCCCAATGCTTGTTTAAGTTTTGCCAACTCTGTTGGGTCAGCAAGAATCACATCAGTCAAAGACGATGGAGGGTTAGCTTGTATTTGCTCGGGCGGATTTGGGTCAGTAAACTGCTCATTTGCATAGTGCCAGCCAACGCTCATATGGTCTGCTTGAATAGCTGTATGCCCCTCTTCGAAACCCGCAGGAGGCGTAGAGGGTTGTTCTTCATATTCAATGACATTGACAACAATGCCATCTTTAATAATTGCGTATTTCATACATAGAACTCCGTGACAATAATTACACCAGCATAACCAGCGCCCCCCAGACCGCCGCCTGTGCCGCCTCCTGTGCCGCCAGCCCCACCAGCACCAACCGCATAAGAGTAAGTCGCGCTTGGCGATTTGATTATCTTTTCTGTATAGCCACCACCACCGCCTCCAGCCATAGCGTAGTAAGTTGAATTAGTTCCACAACCCCCACCGCCTCCACCATAACCACCAACAGGTGAATTACCAGCCGCACCACCATTAGAACCGCCCGACGCACCCCCACCAAGCATGGAAGAACCACCCGGCCCCCCATAACCTTGAGTAACTGCTGGTGAACAATTCCCTGGAACACCAGTAGCACCCCCAACGCAGTTAATGTCTCCGCCACTTGCAGTACCGCCCGCCGCTATATAATAACCACCACCACCACCACTGGCATTTAAAGTACCAAATGTTGTGCTACCACCGCCAGAACCTTGGTTTTGTCCAGAAGCGCCATTACTACCACCACCTCCACCTCCACCTACGCAACGAACCCAAATACCTTTACAGTTTGCGGGGGTCGTATAAGTGCCTGAACCAGAAGTAAATACTTGCACCGTTATACCGCCACCTACTGGGTTTGCAAACGTAGTGACTTGCGCCGCGCTGATAGTGACCGCAGTCGTTCCTGCCGTTTGCAAGGCAAGAATACCCGAGGCATCTGCGGTTTGGACTAAGCCGCCTGATCCCGAATTGCTGGCGTTGATTGTTGTGGTCATGGGTTAGCCTTTCGGGTACTTGTCTTTGACGGCTTGGATGGCGGTCTTCCATGCGTCCATGCCACCGTGGTACATCAAGTCAAGCTGGTCAACAATGGACGGGTATTCAGCAGCGCGTTGGTATTTGTAGGCATCAGGGTCAACCCAAGTATTGACTGCGGTCATGTCAATCTCTACTTTGTTACCGTCTTTGTCAAACGCGCCTACACTATCAGAAATAGTGACTACTTGAGAATAAAGTGCGTATATTGCTTTGTGGTTCATGCTGCTATCTCCATGACTGTGATTGATGAACAAGCTGCAAGGTCTCTATTTACTGCCCAAGTATTAACCCACCCAGTAGAGGCAGCACCTCCGCTAACCATTTGCATTTTGTATGTAGTTGCGGAAGTAGTAGCTGGAGAATCTAAATAGTCAATAGAGCCAGACGCATTTATTCTTGTATCTCCTGCTCCGCCAGAAGCCCAAGCAGCTAAAGTTTGAGCACCACCGCCAGCAGTTGAAGCTGTAAGAGTTGTTGAGCCTCTTAGTAAATTGATATAAACGCCATAAGAACCAGCATCGCTTAGGTTATTTATATTAGCCCTAACCAATATTTTACTGGTTGCACTTGTTGGAGTTATGGTTACTGACAGCCCTGTAATATCAACATACGAAGTACTGTTTGAAGATTGTGCATCGGTTTTAATTGACTGCAATACTTGAAGCACAGACCCCGTGGGCAAAGACGCTTTGGCAATACCTTGTGCTGCTGTTGTGAGCGTTCCAGCAAAGGTGGCGTTCTGTGCTGTACTAAGTGTGAGCGCAGTCGTACCGTTATTGGTCTGCAATACCAACGCGCCAGAAGTGTCGGCTGTGGCAACCAGCGCGGTGCTAGATGTGGTTCCTGCGGAAATGCTTGATGCCATGTTCTGTCCTTAGAAGACCAACCAGCGTTGACCGCTGGAGATTGTGACCGCAATGCCGGACGCTACCGTGACTGGCCCCACACTCATAGCGTTGTAGCCGGTCTGAATGGTGTAGTTGTTGCTGACGGTTGTAGCGTTTACCACTAGGCTGCCGTTTCCTTGGGCAGTGTTAGCGCCGACGATGGTCTGGTCGCTGGCCCCTACATACACCGTGCGGCTGGATGGCTGGGTGACGAATACGTCCTTTGTACCAGCAGAGAAGCTGACCGAAGAGCCAGCGTTGCTGGAGGACAGCACCGTGGTGCGGGAGAGCGTGGTTCCTGACGAGGTGTAGGTTCCAACCCCAACTTCCCACTCAGAACCGGTCTGGCCTGCAATCGTGTAATACGTTGTGTTACCGTTGCCAATAGCTGAGAACGACTGATAGCCAGTGGAGGCTCCAAGGAGCGTGACTGTCCCCGTACCAGTCGAGGTGGTAGTTTCTTTTACCCGGTCTGCAAGTACAAAAGCCATATATTTCCTAACTTGCCGTATTGATTAAGACCCAGTCGTAGGCTTCCGACGTATAAATCAGTGCACTTCCCGCCGTTTCAG